ATACCAAACCACATCAGGTGGACAAGTGCAAGGTGTCCGTGGTTCCAACAACACATACGGTTCAGGAGGAAACAGTACCAATACAGTAGGCAGTGCTGGTCAGGATGGTTATATTAGATTCCGTTACTACGCCGCAAGCGCACTCGCATAGGGGACACAATGATTACCGTTCAACCATTCACGCTAGAAGTCATCAAAACACACAAATGCTTCTACCTTCTACGCCGCATCACAGGCGTAACTGAACTACAAATCCTGCACAACACTCCTGCTGGACACATAGAAACAAACGTGGCAGATGCTTTCTCAATGCCAAACGGCGCAATCATCATCGCCTGGAAAGCACCACTCAACATCGCCCCGATGCACAACCTTGTAGCAGTAGACGGACAAACCATAGAAAACATCAACCTTGTCCCACTAGAACGAGTCATTGACATTTACGACAGACCAGTAGATGCCCAAGTAGGAACTTTTATTTTTACAAACTCGGACATAATTATCGCCCCAGGTATGGACTGGCGATGCGACAACGGGAAATACGGACCAGCACCGTTTCATCAAGGAATACGAATCATTGACAAATTTTCCGACATCACTGTTTATGAACCCGTTTTATCAATAAATGGAGTTGGTCATATTATTTATCTTGAAGGTGTAGCAAAACAGGAACTTGCAGAAGACCACTTGAATAATGACCTAATCCCATCTATAGGCAGAACATTTTGGGAAACCCTAAAACTCATCCGTGAATGGGCAATCGTTAACAAGGAACCGTTCAACAACACCGAACCAGTAGCACATAAAGCCTTTCAATTCATCAAAGAACTACAGTTATCCGATGCTGAACTAGCCGTGATTGACCAACAAATCCCTATGCAAATAGCGAACTATTTGACAGGTAGCACTAACGCCCGTCAACGCCCAGATGGGGTACTGCCAATCACCGATGACGTAAAGGACCTTTTGTTTAGCCGTCTCGCTTCAGGGTCGGTAGCAGCATTGGAATACCTGAACCCTGGTATGTGGGACCTTGAAGAACTGGTGTCAAAAGAACAAGAACAACTTGTTATTGACGAGCAAATCTTTGAAATGTTGAAACAAACATTTGAACCTGACAGACCAGTGATTGCTATTCAACACAGGTTCTTCAATAACAAACGAGCAATTCTTGACAAGGTAGCCACGGGTCAACTTTAGGAGGGGCTATGAAGATAGCGGTTTACACCATCGCTAAAAACGAAGAACAGTTTGTACAACGATGGGCAGACTCCTGTGCCGATGCTGACTATCGGCTTATCCTGGACACAGGCTCAACAGATAAAACCCTGCACGAAATAATTTTGAACGACACAATCCATTGGGAACAAAAAGTCTTTACCCCTTGGCGATTTGACCACGCCCGCAACTACGCCCTCTCCCTAGTACCCGAAGATGTTGGTATCAGCATCGCCCTAGACATGGACGAGGTGCTACAACCAGGTTGGCGGGAAGCCTTAGAAGCCATCCCTGAAGGAACCACCCGCCCCCGATACAAATACGTCTGGTCGTGGAACCCTGACGGAACCGAAGGCTTGGTTTATGGTGGCGACAAAATCCACACCCGCCATGGCTACCGATGGAAACACCCAGTCCACGAAGTCTTGCACCCCATCTGGGAAGAAACCCAACACTGGACTAACGGTCTAGAAATCCATCATCATCCCGACCCCACCAAATCACGAGCGCAATACTTTGACCTACTCAAACTGGCAGTAGAAGAAGAACCCAATAATGACCGCAACCAGTTCTACCTAGCCCGTGAATACTTCTTCCACGGCAAACACGAACTAGCCCAATACCATTTCACACAACACCTACGCCTCTCACAATGGCATCCTGAACGGGCAGCATCACACCGTTACATAGCAAAGATGCGACCCACCGCAGCCGAACACCATCTATTCAAAGCAGTCGCAGAAACACCCGACAGACGAGAACCATGGGTGGATTTAGCGAAGATATATTACGAACGTCAAGACTGGCAGCGATGCCTGCTGGCTATAGAGACAGCGTTACTTATCCAAGAGAAACCACTTGACTATCTATGTGAGGCTGAAGCCTGGGGGTGGCTACCGTACGACCTGGGTGCTATCTCGGCGCACCATCTGGGCGACACAGACAAAGCCTTTGAGTATGGCGCTGCCGCCATTTCATTGAACCCTACTGATGACAGGCTCCAAAGCAACCTCTCGTTCTATGGGCTATGATGGTGGCACACCAACAAAGGAGTCACAATGCCAAAGGTCGGAAAAAAAGAATTCCCATACAACGCTAAGGGAATGGCTATGGCGAAGGCTGAAGCAAAAAAGACAGGCAAGAAGATGGACATGGGTTCCAAGGCTAAGGGTTCTGTCCGTAAGAAGAAGATGAAGTAAGTGTCCACCCTCGCCCAACTTGTCAACCGAACACAACGCCAACTGCTGTCAGGCACCGTTGAAGAACGAAACAAACTGTCTGGTTCTTTAACAGCCACAGCAACTTCAGTCGTGTTCCAATACGAGTTGAACGGCATCAGAGCAGGGTCCATCATCCAGGTGGACTCGGAACTTATGTATGTTTGGGAAGTCAACACAGGCACCAAGACAGCCACAGTGGAAAGAGCGTTCAACGGTACAGTTGCAGCCGCCCACCTCACTAGCGCCTACGTCCTGGTCAACCCTCGTTTCCCACGCCATCAAATCCTTGAAGCAATCAACGATGAACTGTCAGACCTGTCCAGCCCTATGAACGGGCTGTTCCGTGTCAAATCCATTGACATCAACTACAACGGTTCAGACCGCATGATTAACTTCCCTGTCATTGAAGACGTCATTGACTTGACAGAAGTACGCATCCGTTATCTTTCCACCGACTATCTGAAGGTGCCAAAGGTTGCACTAACCCGCAACCTGCCAACCTCAGACTTCGGGTCAGGTATCGCCCTTACCATCAACCAGCAGGTCCGTTCAGGGATTCTTCGTGTGTCCTACAAAACAGGGTTCGGTAGGCTCATCAACGAATCAGATGATGTTCAGGCAATCTCTGGGTTCCCGTTATCGGCTGAAGATTTGCTTGTTATTGGCGCACAAATCCGTCTTGTATCGCCCCGTGAAATCAAACGGAACTTTACCGAATCCCAGGGTGAGCCACGCAGGGCTGAAGAAGTAACAACAGGTGCCGTATCGTCCAGCATCAATAACCTTATCCGTATGCGTCGTGACCGCATCACCGCAGAAGCAGCGAAACTGAACCGTCAATATCCTGTAATGCTGTCAAAGGCATAAGCCGTGACGTTAGGTGTATCGTTCCCGTTTGTTGGTACAGAGGCGTACTACACAGGCACAGGCACGTCCACACTTGTGCCAGAGATTTTCCCTGTCGCTATCAACGGACGCCCCTATCTGGTGGATGTCAAATCAGGCGAGTACACCCGACAATTTGACCAGCGTGTTCGTGACTCGCAAGATACCAGCACCGCCCCTGGCGAGTCGGCTATTTCTCCGCAGGGTTTGTGGCGTCGTGGTCAAAACTCGTGGCATCTGGGTGCAGGTCAACAATATTCTGATGTGGCTGACTCGCAAGACTTCAGGTTTTACAAGTCTAAGGGTGTAAATCCGTGGAGCAAAGGCGAACTTACGTTGCTTAACGCAACGAAGGTGTCTTTGTCTTCAGCCAACACAAACTTGTTTACCTGTGTTGTCCAATCAGGCGGCACAGAATACCTGTATGTAGCAGACGGAAACACAGTCAAGTTTTCCAGCAACCCTTACGCCGCATCACCAACTTGGACTTCAATCACCACAGCAACATCAGGGACACTCCCGACAACAACCATCACAGGGTTAGAAACAAACGGGTCTAACGTCTACATCGGCTGGACAAGCAACGACATCTGGTACACCACACCAGGTTCCACCAGCGCCACATTCTTTTATGCGCCAAACCCCGACAACGGGAAAACCTACTACGCATTTGGATACGCCAAAGGACGAGGCTTCGCAGCAAACGGACCAGACATCCACCAACCAGCCCTCGTATCACCAACACACGCTATTTTCTTTGACAACCCAGACCCATCATTCACATGGGTTGGATTCGCAGGCGGGCAAAACGCTGTCTACGGTGCAGGATACTCAGGCGCTAAAAGCCTCATCTATAAAATCACCATCAAAACAGACGGAACATTAGACGTCCCTATCGTTGCTTTGGAACTACCAGTAGGAGAAGTTGTTTCCGCAATCCACGGATACCTCGGCTTCATCCTTATCGGCTCCAACAAGGGGGTTCGTTTCTGTAGCACAGACAACAGCAACAACCTCATTGCTGGTTCACTTATCCCCACAACAGGGGCAGTCAACGACTTCACCGAAGAAGATAGGTTCGTATGGTTCGGATACACAAACTATGACGGAACATCAAGCGGCTTAGGACGTCTTGACCTGTCAAACTTTGTATCCCCTAACACTCCCGCCCACGCCACAGACCTCATGTACACGTCAACAGCAGCAGTCAAATCTGTTTCCAGCATCGGCGGAAAACGAGTGTTCGGTGTTTCAGGTGTAGGTGTAGTTGTAGAAGACTCCGACAACCTTGTCGCATCAGGAACCATAGAAACAGGTTTATACCAGTGGGGAATCCCAGACCGCAAGTTCGCCCCCCGTGTAGACATCCGAGTAGAACCACTCGTCGGTTCCGTATCTGCTGAAGTAGCAGTAGAAAACGGTGGCTACAACAGCATCGGTATCCACTCAGACGCAGGCGACACCGAACACACCTTTATCGCACCCGAAAACAAATTCATCACGGCTGGCTACCGTTTCACTTTGACTCGTGCAACAGCCGTAACAGGACCCGTACTTATCCGTTGGATGTCACGAGCCTACGCCGCCCCCACCAGGTCACGCCTTATCAGCGTCCCTGTACTACTCCACGAACGACACAACATCAACAACAAGGACTACTACTTTGACGTTGCGTTGGAACGGGACCTACTAGAAGAACTAGTAGCAAACCCCACAATCATTACCTATCAAGAAAAGGACGACCAGTTCAGCGTCATCGTAGAAGATTGCCGTTGGATTCCCCGTCTCGTGTCAGGCACAGACTGGCTATGGGAAGGCACAATGGTTGTTATTATGAGAACTATCACGGAGTAAAAACATGGCAGCAAAAACACGACGCACATACGCAGGAGCAGCAGTATCAACCACGATTACTGCGGGCATCAACAGCACAGACTCAAGCATTACCCTCACAGCATCAACAGGCTGGGCGGCAGGTCCGTTCTATGTGGTGATTGACCCAGGTACATCATCGGAAGAAAAGGTGTACATCTCTAGCCGTTCAGGTACCACCCTCACTGTAGGTACTCGTGGTGTGGATGGCACAACAGGAAAGTCACATACGTCTGGCGCAGTTATTTATCCTGTTCACACAGCAATTGACTCGGACGAAGCGAACGAACTGACCGCTAAGTACACCACTCGTGGCGACATCGTGTATCAGGGTGATTCCACCTTTGAACGTCTTGGTGTTGGTACAGCGAACTATGTGTTGAAGACGAACGGTACAGACCCATCGTGGGGTCAAGTTACTGAGGGCGGTATTGCAGATGACGCTATTACAGCAGCAAAAATTGTGGCAGGTGCCGTAGGGTCAAGCGAAATCAACTCGGCTATTGCTGGTAGTGGTTTAGCAGGTGGCAGTGGTTCTGCATTGTCAGTGAATGTTGACAACTCAACCATTGAAATCAGCACTGATACATTGCGTGTCAAAGATAGCGGAGTAACACTTGCAAAACTTGCTTCTGCTGTTGCTAACTCACTTGTCCCTGTCGGCACTATCGCTATGTACGGTGGCGCATCTGCTCCGACAGGTTGGTTGCTGTGCAATGGTGACGCTATTGATGGTGCGTACACATCTCTACGCTCAATCGTAGGAACCAACACACCAGACTTGAAGGGTCGTTTCGCCTTAGGTGATAACTCCACATTGACGTTGCTTGGTACTGGCGGTTCAACCACTATCGGTACAAACAACCTTCCTGCTCACAGCCACGCCAACACTGCTGTCCTTGCTAGTGGAACGGTAACTGTAACTGATGCTGGTCACACCCACGGTTCAGGTAGCACAGGCTCAACCGACCTTACGCACAGCCACGAACTAGAGGGAAGAACAATCAACAACACTTCCCATACCCACACGGGAACCCAGTCTTTCGCAACTGGTTCAACGGGAAGTTCTGTTGTTTCTCCAGCCCCAACAACAGAAACGGCTCTTAGCACCCACAGCCACACGATTGCTAGTGCAACGACAGGAATCACAGCATCGGTTGGCACAGAAATAACGGTAACCAACGCCAACACGGGTGGCGCAGAGGCTTACTACCAGCCGTATGTAGTCGTCAACTACATCATCAAGCACGACTAAACCCTGCTAAGATAGGGTCCAGCACTGGAGGGGCTAACCCATAGGAGAACCCCCCATGTTGTCATTGAAGATTGCCAAGGACGTAGCATCACGCATCCTTGCCCTGTTCATCATGTCCAGCCTCACCATCATCACAGGCTCCAGCATCATCAACAGCGTCGGCACCGATGTACAAATCCCACTGTGGTACTCCGCAGCCCTCGGTGGATTCCACGCAGTAGCAGACGTACTCATCAACCTTGCCAAAGCATCCCTTGACGGCAAACTGGAAGCACACGAAGTTGACGCTGCTTTCGGTGTGAAGCGTGAGGCAAGTGAAGACTCGGCTCTCTAGAGTCGCAGTCATACTGATAGGTGCTTTCGCTCTACTCGCAGCAACAAACGCTACAGCAGAACCAACACCAGGATTGACCGTCACGGTCTACAACAACCTCGGATACAACAACGCCCCGCCTCTACCCCCAACAGGGCAGGTAGCAGGCATCACCGTATTACCTGACATCAACCAGAACTTTGATAGCCAACCATTGTTCTGGATGTATGAAGATTTCGTAGTGAAATACGAAGGTTTCATAACGCCACCTTGTACTTGTGACATACGGTTTATGGCGCAAGCAGACGACGGAACCATCCGGTATTTAGACGGTCAACAAATCACCTACGACTGGTACGACAAGGGTGGTGGCGGCACAGTCAGCCAGCCTGTCCCATTTGAACAAGGGGTATCTAAACAGATAACACTATGGTTTTATGAAAACGGCGGTGGTGCCTGGGTCCAACTGTATTGGATGGTCAACAACCAATGGTCCATTGTCCCCGCATCAGCGTTCACTCAGGTTGCATCAACCACGACAGAACAAACCACGACAACATTAGAAACAACCACCACAACAACACTGGAACCAACGACCACCACAACCGTTCCCGATGTCGTTCCAACCATCGTTGAAACTTCCACAACCGAACCTCAAACCACCACTTCAACATCTACCTCTACAACTTCTACTGTTGTTGCTTCCACCACAACCACGACGTCCAGCACACTGCCGCCGACAACGACAACCCTGCCAGTTCCAATACCCACATCATCCACAACCATACCTGAAATCATCAGCCAAGCGCAAGCAACCGCTATCGCCACCGACCCAGAAGTCGTAGCCGCCCTCAGCCCTGATGAAGCCACCGAAGTCTTTGAAGCATTAGACGTAGAAGAACTATCAGACCAACAGTTAGACGCCCTGGTCGTAGCCGTACAGGAAGCACCCCAAGAAGTACGAGAAGCCTTTGAAGAAGAAATCAACATCTTCGGCGGGGCTGTAGATACCTACGTCCCTATCGGGTCAGCAATCCCTGTATCCCAAAGGCGGGCGCTCATAGTTGTCACCGTCACCCTGTTCGCAGCATCAATCGTCACTACAAGAAAATGGTAAGGTATAACCTATGCGTCGCTATTTAGGAGCCATAACTTCACTGCTGCTATGGGCATCAGGCACAGGGTTTGTTCTTATCACGCTGTCTGGGGATGTCCTAAAGAAAGCCCTGTTCATTAGCGTCGCCACCCTATTCGTCAACATTGTCGCCATCGCTTTAGGTGTCGGGGTGGATGACGAGTAAATGTAAAAGCCCCTAGCAAGGGAGAAAGGGGGAACGACCTTGCTAGGAGCAAAAAGAAATGTAACAGCATTTCATAACAAAAGCAACAAGGAAGAAAAATAATGGCAAAGCAATACCCATACAAGAAACTGGTTCTCCCCAAAGGACTCAAGGGTCAAATCAACGGGCGTCTTGACAAGGCTTTGCTGGAGCGTGTGAAGACTGGCGGCAAAATGTACAAGGGTGCAGCCGTTCAGTTCAACAAAATGTATGACGCCGCCATCGCAGCAGGAATTACCTTGCGAAACATTGGTGATTACCGTTCATTTGATGGGCAGTTGCAGATGTTCCTTGACCGTTACGAGGTAGCGAAACCTAACGACAAACGCCTCGCTAGTAAGAAGACTGTGACCCGTAAGTATGACGGGAAGTTGTGGATTTTGAAGAAGGGTAAGGCACCATCGGCTGCGCCAGACCCGACAGGTAAGTCTGGTTCTAACCACGGTTGGGGTTTAGCGATTGACTTGGCTGTTGAAGGTAAGGGCGGGAACATTGTCGGTATGGCATCTGCTCCTAAAGCGTTCAAGTGGATGCGCCTGAACGCACCTACGTTTGGTTTCTACCTGCAAGGGTCTGACCCGAAGTCACCTGAGTTTGAAGCGTGGCATTGGCAGTATTGCGATGGTGGGGAGTGAGTCCTCTTGACTGGTTAGCGATGGTTGCGGGTGCAATCGTTTCGCTAGGTGTTATCCATCGGGCTGTGATTTACCCTGTGTACAAGTGGGGACAAAAGTTAGAGAAGACTATTGATTTTGTGGAGGAGCAAATGAAGCCGAACAGTGGTTCTTCTGTGCGTGATTCGCTTGACAGAATTGAGAATCGTTTGACGCTTGTGGAAGCGTACATCACTAATCCCAAGTGATACTCTGTCGGGTCCTATGACCCTGACACAACTCATTTCCATCCGTCATTTCCTTACACGAGTAGTAGTTCGTGGTGTTGAAGAACAAGAACTACTCCAACTGATAAACACTTTAGATACCCTGATTGCCCGCCACAAAGCGGCATAGTACAATCCTCGTATGACCTCGCTGTCCCACATCTATGTATGCCCCACCTGCGGGGAAGCATGGCACCAATCACAAGGACGATACTGTCCAGAGTGCCGCACAGAAGGCGAACCAGCAGACAATGAAGACTGAATACCCAATCGTCCTAGTTGAATGGGCAGACGCCTGCGGAGGAGACGCTGGCTGGCTCACACTAGAAACCGTTGAGGACGACGGAGAGACGCTTGTAGCGTCCGTAGGGTTCCTTGTGCCAGTAGGGGACCCAGGCTCCAAGAAAGACCATGTGACGCTGTTACAGACGTACCACGAGGGAGAAGGAATAAACCTGTTCTACATCCCCGTAGGAATGGTCAGAAAAACTTTGGTACTTACCCCTTGTAATTGACACAACCTTCCTGTATGGTGTTTTATACATAACACAGAAGGAAGGGGAACCACCCATGACACACAAGCGTTACCGCATTGCGAAAGCAACACACGGTTCACAAGAATGGCTCAACCAACGCTACGAGGACGAGCAAGGCAACCGCCGAATCTCAGCCTCAGCAGCCGCCGCAATCTACGGCGTACACCCATTCGTCAAACAAGACCAATACGCCGCAGAACTACTGTCAGGTATTGCACCAACACCAATCCCACCGAACGCTGCAATGGAAACAGGCAACCGTTTAGAAGACACCATCATCCAATGGGCAGGTGACCGCCTCGGCATCAAGTTCACCACCCCCGATGAACTGTTCTGCTATGACGACGACAATGGCGCACATCTCATCTCCACCCTTGACGGATGGAACGAAGAAACCAAACACATCCTTGAAGTCAAAACAACCAGCCGTGAATACTCAGGCACACTGCCCGACTACTGGCGCATCCAAGGAGTACAGCAAGCAATCTGTTCCGATGCAACCCGTGTGACCTGGGCAATCTTTGACAACACACTTCGCCTGACAATCGTAGAACAAAACGTCACCGAAGAAGAAAAGCAAGAACACATCAACGCCTCAGCCGCATGGCTCAACAACATTGCTCTCGGCATTGACCCCCCTGGTGTGGTCTACTCCTACGAAACAATCTCAACCCGCTACCAAAACACAACAAGTAACCCTGTGGAACTTGACGCATCAGTAGCGGACCTCATCGCACAACTCAAACACGTCAAGAGTGAACTGTCTTCCTATAAAGCAATGGAAGACAAACTCAAAGCGGAACTGTGTGAACTGATTGGGGCTAACGAATCAGCCACAATCAACGGTGCTGTTGTAGCAACGTGGAAGGGATACAAGCGGGACTGGTTTGACGCCAAGAAGTTCCAAGCAGAAAACCCTGACATCTACGAACAGTACGTTAAGACAACAACAAGCAGAACACTTCGCCTAAAGGGGGAATGAGATGCAAACCACATACACATACATAACACCGAGAAAGGTAAAACCAGTGGAACAAAACAAAGCAGAAGAACTGCGTAACATCCTGAAGGATTACGCAAAGCCAGACCCATCCATCGTTCAGCAACTCCCCAAAGGTGGAGTGAAACTGGACTTCGTAGGTCACGCAGACATCACCCGTATCCTCATTGAGATTGACCCGTACTGGTCATGGGAACCTTGCGGTTGGACTAACGGACGTCCCGCTATCCATGTTGAGAACGGCATCGCAACAATGTGGGGTTGGCTCACAGTACACGGCAAAGAACTTCTCGGTGTTGGCTCAGTCAAAGCAGACAAGGTAGACCTTGACAAAGAACTGATTGGTGACTTCCTCCGTAATGCTTCCATGCGTTTCGGTATCAGCCTGAACTTGTGGACTAAGAACCAGTGGTCAGACCTTGATGGTGACAAGCCAGCACCTAAGCCTGCACCACGGGTAGTGCCACAATCAAAGCCTGTTGAACCAGCATTAGACCCTGACCTGCCGTTGACAGACCAACAGATTGAAGCGTTCAACAAAGCCTGCACAGAAGCGAACTTGAACCCTATGACTATCTACCGTGACGCTGAAGTCAAGTTCGGTTTCGGCACACAGAAAGACCTGAACGCATTGCGTAAGGCTTTCACTGCTGCAAAGAAGGCGAAAGATGTCGGCTAAGAAAACAGTAGACCCTGAAGGTGAGATTGCATCAACCCGTTTCATCGGGTTGCGGGTCACAACTAAACAGTTCACCCAGATTGAAACCATTGCTATGACCCGTGGCGTCAGTAAATCACAGGCGTTACGGATGCTTATTCAGGAGGCGTGGGAAAATGTCAAAGAACCGTTCTAAAGGGACATCATTTGAAACCCTTATCGCTAGGTTCCTACGAGACAACGGCTTCCCGTATGCGGAGAGACGTGCCTTACATGGCAACCTAGATAAAGGTGACATTAACGCTGGCGCACCACTTGTCTTTGAATGTAAGGCTGCGAAACGACACGAGTTGTCGGGGTGGCTGGCAGAGACAGAGCAGGAACGCATCAACGCTGGTGCCGACTTCGGCATCCTGGTGGTGAAACGTCAGGGTCACGCTACTGGTGCAGAGCAGTATGCGATTATGCGCTTTGAAGACATGGTGAAACTGTTGAAGCAGGCAGGTTACTGATGGAACAGGAAGCAGTTATCCGTGAGTTACAAGTTGAACTGATGCGGGCAACAGAAGAACTCACCACATACAAAGAGACAGAAACCATTGGGCGTACCCTCTTTGAATGTCTAATGAACCGCATCTACAACGTCTCAGACTTTGAACGACTAGGTGCAATCAGCGAAAGAGAACGCCAAGCAGTAGACGCCTGGCTACAACGAACAGAAAGGGACAGCAATGCTGGCTGAATACACAATCAAAATGACATTAGATAACGGCGACTCGTTCGGTATCGGCGTAATGCTGGGCATAGTTCTTGGTGTTGGTCTGCTGTGGCTATACGACTGGTTAGAAAAACGATGAAAGAGCGTATACACGGACGGTCCACCTACCTGAAGTACCACTGCCGATGCGATGTCTGTGTCACAGACGCCAAGGCATACCGTAAAAGGTATCGTGAGACAAACATCAACGCAGGGTTACGAGTAGATGCAACACCACTACTAGACAGGCTTGACCGTGACGGACGGACAGGTGCAGTGGACTCAGGTATCAAGTCACGGTGGCGAGCAGAAGGTATAGACATCTATGCAGCCGACAGGTATGCCGTACGACTTGGCTACCACCCCATAGAAATCTGGGGTCAAGACTTCTACCGTAACTGCTTCAGTAAAGAGGAACTAAATGTATAACAAAAGTGTTGTTGCTATTATCCGAAGGATTTTAGAAACCCAAAACGACAGAGAGTTTCTACCAATGCTTGCTGAAGTTGCAATAGATGAAATAGAACGCCTCGCAAAAGAACTTGAATACGAAAGAACAAGAGGTATTCACGGTGGAAATAAGTGGGTATAACCCTAAGTTTGATTTCAAAACAGACTTAGAGTACGGACACAAAGGTGAACAAAACCTGATTGACTTCTTCAACGCTTTCAATCTAGGAACTGTTGAGGTCAAGGCTGACCGCTACCGTAACGGGCGTATGGCTGTGGAAACAGACCAGAACCCTGGTGGTAAAGGTTGGAAACTGTCAGGCATCAACGTGACACAGGCACAATGGTGGGCATACAGGTTCGCACCCGATAGTTTTGTCATCATTAGTGTTCAACGGTTGAAGAACTATCTACGCCACAACTACTACACCCTCACAAAACGAGACTTCGCACCCAACTCAGACAACCCCGCCAAAGGGTTCCTACTTTATCCACAACACATACAAGACCTACAAACAAACGAACTCTACGACTAACTGCTAGACTGTCCGTCAGAGAAAGAGGACGCAAGCCAACCCCAAGGAGGCACTATGCGAAAAATTATTATGGCATCAATACTTATCATTGGTTTAGCCACCCCCGCCAAAGCACAGGCATACGGTGAAGAACTCGTAATGCCGTGGGGGTTCTACCGCCGACTAGCACAATGCGAAACAGGTTCCGACGTGAACCACTCCACCAAAAACTACACCTCAATGTTTGGTATAGCCCGTGGTACTTGGCAACGCTGGTCAAACCGTTCATCCGCTAAAGGACTGAACTCCCTACAACAAGCCCGTGTAGTAGACAACATCGCTTGGGAAGGACACTGGACAGGCAACCACTACAAACACCCCGTAGGACCGTGGGGTTGGGCTGTCGTGAAATCAAACTGTATGGGACTGAAAGACCTAGTGTGCAAATCCAAACACCCCAAGGTGCAACGCTGGAAATACAGGTGCTAGAATGAGTGCAATGAAGGGAATAAGTCTCCGTCAAGATTGGCACTGCCCGCACTGTGGCGTAGCAGTAACCACCTATGTCACACTAACAGACCCACCGCAACACCCCTGCCCTAAGAAAGCAATGCGGATAATAAATCTCCAACCAAAGAAGGAAGAAACAAAATGAACAACATCACAGTCCACGGAACAGTAGGCAAAGACCCAGACTTGCGATACTCAGCAAGCGGTACAGCAGTCCTCACCTTTGCCATTGCCGACAACTACGGCAAAGACGACAAGAAGAAAACAACCTGGTGGGACATCATCGTGTTCGGCAAACTTGCTGAGAACGTAGCGAACACCATCGCTAAAGGCACAAGCGTTCTCATCACAGGACGTTTAGAGCAAGAGGAATACACCAAGAAAGACGGAACCAAAGGGACAGCCCGCAAACTTATCGCTGATGAGGTGGGCGCTTCGTGCCGTTGGAACGCTTGGGTAGCAGACCAAACCGAAAAGGTAGTGGCACAGTCAGGGTTCATTGGCAAGCAAATGCCTGCCCTCACAGACGAAGAACCATTCTAATGGACTTTGAGACGTGGCTTGCTATCGGTAGGGAACACGGCTACTGCTCAATGCCTGCGTGTAACACTCACGATGGGGTACCACAGACTGCGGGCGAGTTAGAACTTTGGGACAACGGTGATGACCCGTGTGTCCACGTCATCAGACTGTACGAAAGCCCCGAACAAATGGCTGAGGCAGAAACACCACAGTGAACCGTGACGAACTAATGGATTTCCCACGGGCGCACCCCGACTGTACGCACTGCGGAACATTCATTGGTGCTGTCACAATCTGGTCACAAGAAATACACGACACCTGCCCCTGTATCTGTCACACCAACAAAACAAGCAGAGCCTTGACAGAGCAGGCAGAGGCAAAGAAAACTAGAAGGAAACGTAAATGATTTTGGAACGCCCCGATTGGCAAGAGAAAGCGTCTTGTCGTGGTGTACCCACAGAAATCTTTTTCCCCGATAACCCAGGTGGGCAGGACAGCGTATACAACAAAGCCCGTGAGTTCTGCCGACAATGCGAAGTAAGAACGCAGTGCTTAGCGTACGCTATGGAACACGAAACAGGGCAACGCTGTCGGTACGGCGTGTTCGGCGGTCTGTCTCCCCGTGAACGGTACGCTCTGGGTGACGGTGCTAATCCTGTCCGTATACGCAAGTGACCCCCGTGTGACGGAAGGGGAGACATCACACGAGGGTCGCTGGATAGTGTAACAGAACTTACACTTTGATTATTTCATAGTCGCTTTCATACTGAACCCAAGTGGCAGACAACTCGTTGTATACCTGTTCCATACCCCTAAAAACTGTTGCTTTCTTGCGGTCAGACACCCACTTGTAGCCGTAAAGTGTTGCCTTGTAGTATTCCTCACGCCTACTGTGACGGCGTTTGATTACATAAACAGGTCGCCACCTGTGAACAACACGGCGTATGGCTTTACGGTTATTAGGGATAATCAGAGATGGGATAACCCTCACTCCTCTACCCTGCCTGTGTAGACAAGGTGGGTAACCCCAATCTGTACGCCTGTAGCAGTAATGTGAGGCAGTTTGATGAGACGTATCTCGTAACGGTACGCCCGCCATACTGTGCGTGCCTGCTGTTCTGCGTGGGTGATGAGGCAGGTTGGGGTACGGTTCTCACGGGCAGACCTGCCGTCTACGGTCACGACGTCACGGTGTAGTTCGGTGTCGTTGATGTGGTACTCAATCTCGTAGGTCTTGTTCATTTCCACACCTCGTTCTCCATACAGTCCTCACACAACCAACCGTGATGGCGTGTCTTGTTCAGTTCTTCCTCTGTTTCTACAGGGCGTTCACAGTTTTCACAGATGTATTCCTCATCCATTACAGTGTCACCCCGTTCTCTACATCAACGATTGCTTCATAGATACATTCCATACCCTCACGAGCAATCGCTTCCTCTAGGTACTTGCGCCACATACGAGTGTCCATAACCTGCTCTACCTGTAAGTCAATAGTTGGGCGTTCACCACATTGGTCAATGATGACCTGCCGTACATCAGCACGAGTGAACAATGCGCCTTTCCACCCAAACCTGCGGGAAAACTCCCACATAAGGTCAAGAGCCTGTTCCTCTGTGTACTGACCGAGAGGGGTAATAGTTTCCCCGTGACGCTCTGCTAGTTCTGACACCTCACCGTCAGATAAATCGTGGTGGAGAGGTAGTAAATCTCCGCTTACGATACGGCAGTCGTTTAGTGAAACGATTGTGCCTGATGATGTGTCAATGATTAGTTGTGTTGTTGTTATTTCCATTGTTGTTTCCCTTTCTCTACTTGTCTGCCTTGTAGAACGCCTCAACTGCGCTTTCCATAGCCTCACTATCGTGGTAGTCACCATTGGTGTACGTCTCCACAACGGCAGTCCACTCGTCATCTGTCAAGGCAACATCAAACAGTTGCTCCGCATCTGTCTTAGTCCAAATGATTGGGATAGCGATTTCCTCGTTATCCCCAATCTCACTAAGAATGTCTAGTAGTTGTTGCTTTTTCATTGTTGTTTCCCTTTCTCTCCCCGCTACTTACGGGGCAGACCTTTACTTGTTGGGTGATTAGCCCGTGACACCTGTCGTTGTGCCTTGCGATACTGTTTCATAGCGTCATAAAACATACCGCCAATGATGATTACTAGAGGCGTACCCATAAAGTACGACACCATAATGACGTCACTTTCCATTGTTCATTCTCCCTTGTCTTGTCGGATAGCGGGCTTACCGCCTGCCCTGTAGTACGCATTGAGAGCGTCATACAGGTGTTCTGCTACCTCGTTATACGGGGCGTAGTCTTGCGCCCGTTCTGTGGCGGTCATCAACGCCCGCATAATCTGTAGATGTAATGATGTTTCAGGTTCCATTAGTAGGTGTCCTCTGTGATTAGGTTGCCGTACTGCTCTAAGTAGCGGGCAACAGACTGTGATTTGGTATAGCCCTCGTAGCGCATAGTCTTGTAGTACGCCCCGCAAGGGTCGGACAGTAGCGCCGTGATAATCCACGCCCCACTATGGTGGCGTTCTACTGTTAGGTGTTGGTGTTGTGTTGTTGTCATTGGTGTTTCCCTTTCTCTATGACATCTCTACCGTAACACAGTTAGTTTTCTGTGTCAAGGATTTATTTAGTGACTACCGTCACAGTCCGAACATTTGCCCTCGTGATTGACCCACGCCCCACTATTACAGGCAACACATTCCCCCGTTTCCCATTGGTCAAGGTAAGTATTAGCCACCTCTCTCACGGTGTCAAGTATCTGTGCCGTAGTCATAGCGGGGTTGTGAACGTAGTCGCCTTGCCAATCCGCCACAATCTCCGCCCAATCCAATCCTGTTGGGGGGTAGAACGGCGAGGCATTTAGTTCTAGCCACATTTCCCGTAGAACCTGTGTCGCCCTAGCCTTGTGGGGTTCGTGGATTTCCTCGCAAGTGATGACCGCCCTAACATACTCTGTCACCTTGTCGGGTATTTCTAGTGTTGTTGTGTTCACTTGCCTGTCCCTTTCTCTGTTTCCGCACAATCCACACAGACAATGTTGTCGTGGTGTTCCGACCATACGGGGCGTAGTTGGCTTACCTCTGTCTCGTAGTTGTCCCCACATACGGGGCATACCTTTTCCTCTGTTGTTGTGGTCACTTGTCTGTCTCTTTCTCTATGTCGTTAGCCACCGCTTGCGCCTCTCGCTTAGTGTGCCACCAACTATCTATGTACCAACCCCAACTATCCTTACTGACAAGGACTAGGTAGGGGTATCCCTTTCTGTAGTCAGGTCGCTTTTCTATTTTCGCTTTCACTTGCCTGCCCCTTTCCCGTATGTCTCCGATAGTTTCCCGCCGTTGGGGTAGATGATGTCAAACCCGCCGTGTTTCGTGGCGTAGTACACGCTCTGCCCCTGTTGGCGTAGCAGACACCGCCACGCCTCGTCCTCTGTTGTGAATGTGGCGAGTGTCCGCCCGTCTCTCGTAACTGTGTAGGTGTCCATTAGTCCACC